TGCGACTGCGACATACGGATTCGCGAGCACTGCCGCGTTGAGTGCGATCTGCTTCGCCTTGAGCGCGTCGAGCGCGGTACCCATCGCCTTGATCGCGGTCTGTCCCGCTGTCATGAGTTTGTATGCCGCGACCATGCCGAGGATCCCCGCGATGATCGGAGCGAACAGTGGAGCGATCGGAAGGAGTTGAGTGTAGAGATTCTGTATCTGCATCCATGTGTTCATGACTACCTGTTTGAACGTAGAGAACACGGTCTGCACGACGGGGAAGACGTTAGCCTGCAGGTATCCGACGAAACGCTCGAGAGCGGGGACGATCCTCTCCGCGATGAACAACTGCACCCGCTCGATCAACGGCAGGACGGCCTTGCCGATCGTCTCTTGGAACTCGTCGAAGGCGACGCGCATCTTGTCGCCGGCGGTCATCGTCGCCGCCGCGGTCCCCCCGACCTGCGTCTCGACTGCGCCCATGATGATCTCCTGAGCCTGCAGGAGTTTCCCTGACTCGGCGAGAGCCTTGATCTTCTCCTTCTCCGCCTCGGTGAAGGTGACGCCCTGACGTCCGAGCATCGTGAGACCCTTGAGCGGATCCTGCAGTGCTCGAGCGAGAGACTTGGCGTTCTGCTCGACACCTCCGAACCCTGCCGCGGCGAGATCAACTGCCGCCTGTGTAGTCCGGTCGAACATGCCGCCCGATTCACCCGCACTCGAGGCGACGTCTTTGAAGGTCAGGATGAGAGCCTGCGCGCCCTTGATCGTCTCATCCGAGACACCTGTCTGCGCCTGCAGTTGAGTAGCGAAGTCGCTGAGTCGCTGAATTGATCCACCGAGGACAGGATCGAGGACGCCCATCGATGTCGCGATCGCCCGGATCCGATCATCCGCGAGGCGAGCATCCTTAGCCGCCTGCACGGATCCCGTCGCGAAGGATGAGATCGCCTGACCTGCCTTGTAGAACAGGCCGATAGCCGCGCCACCGAGAGCGGTACCGATAGCGTTCCGCATGACAGTGAAACCGCCGGATGCCTTCTTAGTCTGACCCTGAATGTCGGTGAGACTGCGATCGATCTGATCCATCTTCGACTTCATGTCGGAGATGTCGGCACGGAACCTAGCGGTTACATCCATGTCCACGGATACGTCACCTCCTGCCCTTACGCTTCGACGCCTGCTCCTGCTCCCACGCCCTGATCTCGTCGAGCGCGATCCACTCCGTCAACTCATCGGAGGAAAGCGGACGGTGAGCGGGACTCCCGTAGAGGAGTTCGCCCACCGTCCGACCTAGTCTCTCCGCTAGTTGGAAGACGTAGCGTCGCTCGGGGTAGAGGAGGAGTCTTTTCCCGCGGCGTCCTGCTGTTCCTTACCGATCCCGCTGAGACGGAGACCTACGTCAGCGATCCGCTCGATAGCCGCGCTCGACTTGCCCATGAGCGCGTCCTTGTCTGAGTCACTGAACACAGGCTCCCCGGTGGCGGGGTCGTGCGCGCAAGCGACGACGACGTCCGGGTACACCTTGCTCATGTTGACCTGTTCGGTTTTCGCGTCGTAGGCGTTCTGCATGAGCGTCACGCGCTCGCCTGCAGTCATGCCTTTGATGAGCAGATCGACGCCCCACTCCTTGACCGTGATGGTCTCGGACGGGATGTCCTCAGCCGCGAAGATCTTGTCGCGTAGGTTCATGTCTCTCCTTTGATTGGCCCACTAGGGGACGTGGATCGGTCTGTTCAGTTGTCGATCTAGTAGGTGCTGCCGGTGATCGCGCCGGTGCACTGCAACTCGAGTGAGTAGGTGATCACGTCACCGACCGGGCTCGAGATCTCGTAGGACGTCACGAGTGCCTCACCGGTGAACTTCGGCGATCCACCGGCGGAGCCTGACGGCCCGTAGGTGAAGGACGCGGAAGCGATCGAGCCGGACTTGAGGTTCGAGATGATCGTCGCGATCGCGCTATTCGTGGTCGCGTCGAACATGCCGGACAGGGACACGGTCGCGTCGGCGAGACCGGTGATGTAGGTCTTGTCGGCGTCACCGAAGGCGGTCGTCTCGGCGGTCTCGATCTCACGAGGGAGCGAGATCTCGTTGAGGGTGTTCGAGAGGTTCGTCCCCTCGAGTTCGAACTGAGCGTTCTTGCCATGCTTGAAGGTGGGCATCTGCTATCTCCTTGCTGCGGATACGTGGTAGGTGACTGAGCCGGAAGCACCGGCGAGGGTGGACAGGGTCCGGAGATACTGATTCACCGTGCCTGTGCTTGTGATCGACTCCCCGACCGTGGCGGACGCGGAGACGCTTGTGAAGGTGACGAGATCAGCGTAGGTGAGGTCATCTGTCGAGTGCTGCACCTTGATCGTCGTCGCACCATCCCTGTTATTGGCGGTGACGTGCAGGTTGAACAGTCCGCCGCTGGCAGTGGATGATCCGTTGTTGATCCCCGTGGTCGTCGCGCTTGCGGATCCCGTGGAGACGAGTCCGGTGAGGGCGACGCCGTGGAGAAGTCCGCCGTCTGCCTGTACCTCGGCGGAGATCGCGATCACGTCACCGACGGGGCTCGACACCTCGTAGGACGTGAGTTGACCGTTCGCGATGATCGCGGGACTACCTCCACTGACGCCCTGCGGGAGGACCGTGAAGGTGTTGTCGTCCTGCGCGATCAGACCCGTGAGCACGTCATTCGATGCGCCGGCGGTCGAGTCGAACAGTCCGGAGGTGGAGATCGTGCCGTCGGCGAGCCCGACGATGTACGTCTTGTCGTCGTCGCCGAAGGTCGTGGTTTCGGCGGTCTCGATCTCCGTGGTCGTAGTCGCCTCGTTCAGGAACGGGCTCATGTTGGTCCCGTTGAGGAGGACCGCGGTCTTCTTACCGTGGCGGAAGGTGGGCATCAGTCATCGTCTCCTTCGATCGGAGACTCGGGCTCACGCTTGTCGGCCTTAGGTGCGTCCGTCTTACCGTCTGCCTTCTCGACGATCCCCTGCTCGAGGAGCCATCCGACGCTTCGACTCGGGATGTCGGAGATGATGTCACCGGGCTCGGCGCGTTTCCCCGCGTAGTCGATCCCCACGATGACTCGATAGTTCGCCATCCCGCTCCCTTTTCAGACACGGCAACCCCGCGTCTCCGAGAGTCACGAGGGACTACGTCGAGGAGCGGGGTCACGCGGACACGTTGCTACGCCTAGTCTACACGCGAGAGCCGCACACCTTCTCGATGTGCGGCCTCGTGATGTGCTGACGGATCAAGTGACTCGATACTCGGATGGGATCTTCTTCCCGCACTCGGGTCCGACCATGAAGCCGCCCATGAAACCGGAGTCTGATGTGTACGCCTCGTCGTAGAGATGTGGGGGGACGAGTCCTGTTCCTCCGGATCCGAGGATCAGGCGGATCCCGCGATCGGTGGTGGTGCGGCGTCCGCACACGATGCACACCTCGTAGTCGTTCTTCGCCTTGCTTACCTTTTCGTGGTAGTCGTCGGAGAAGCCGTGACGTCCCTCGGGCAGGTAATCCTCGAGGTACTGCCATCCACCGGGGGGAGACCAGTAATCGCGGCTCATGACTGCACCTCCACGTTCGTCTGAGCGGTGAACACTGTCTCGCCCTCTGCCGTCTTGATCCCGACCCGAGCGTTGCCGAACGAGTCCTCACCGATCCACACGATCTGCCCGACCGTGCCCTTCGGGACTTTCCGTCCCCGCACGACCTCGACGGTCTGACCCTTGATGATCTCGCCGGCCTCCATCTTCCCGGCGACGATCACGCCGTGAGCGGCGACCTGCTCGGGATCGCACTTATGCGTCGGAGCCCAACAGGTGAACGCCCACGCGCTCATGCGACCGGGTGTGATGTTCACGATCCGGCCCTTCTCCGTCTTCGCGACCGTGGCCCCGCATCCGTCGCAGGTGCCGACGATGCCGGCGTCGCGATGATGCGCGCCCCAACACCCGATCATCGTCTTGTGTCCGTGCTGCGTCTCGGCGGAGAATCCCGCGTGAGTCGTAGAGATCATGACGTCACCTCCACGATCTCGTGAGTCCAGTTCGCGACC